ATGAAATCTGCCGCCGCCTGGCTTGCCTGCGCGACGCCGGAGACGGTCGATGAGTTCCTGACCGGCCTCAGCGACGCGGCGCTGATGTCGCTGCCCTGGCTTTTCGAGGTCTGGGCGCTGCCGCATCAGCTGCCGCCCGAGGGGGTCTGGAAGACCTGGATCATCATGGGCGGGCGTGGCGCGGGCAAGACCCGCGCCGGGTCCGAATGGGTCCGGGCCGAGGTCGAGGGGGCGCGCCCCCTCGATCCCGGCCGGTCGAAGCGGGTGGCGCTGGTCGGCGAGACGCTGGAGCAGGTCGAGAAGGTGATGATCTTCGGCGACAGCGGCATCATGGCCTGTTCGCCGCCCGACCGGAAACCGAAATGGGAGGCGACGAAGCGGCGGCTGGTCTGGCCGAACGGGGCGGTGGCGGAGGCCTATTCCGCCTTCTCCCCCGAGGCGCTGCGGGGGCCGCAATTCGATGCCGCCTGGGCCGATGAACTGGCGAAATGGACCAAGGGCGAAGAGGCCTGGGACATGCTGCAATTCGCGCTGCGGCTGGGTCCCGACCCGCGCCAGGTGGTGACGACGACGCCGAGGAACGTGGGCGTGTTGAAGGCGATCCTGAAGAACCCGTCGACCGTCATCACCCAGGCCCCGACCGAGGCGAACCGGGCCTATCTGGCGGCCTCGTTCCTCGAAGAGGTGCGGGCGCGCTATGCCGGGACAAGGAAGGGGCGGCAGGAGTTGAACGGCGAGTTGCTGGAGGATCTGGAGGGCGCGCTCTGGACCGCGTCGATGATCGAGGCGGCGCAGGCGGAGGCGCCCAAGGCCTTCAGCCGCGTGGTGGTGGCGGTCGATCCGCCGGTCACCGGGCATGAGGGATCGGACGAATGCGGTATCGTCGTTGTGGGCGCGCTGACCGAGGGGCCGCCGTCGGACTGGCGGGCCTGGGTTCTGGAGGACGCGAGCGTCAGCGCGGCAAGCCCCGACGCCTGGGCGCGGGCCGCGGTGGCGGCGATGCACCGGCATGGCGCGGACCGGCTGGTGGCCGAGGTCAATCAGGGCGGTGCGCTGGTGGAAAGCGTGGTGCGGACGGTCGATCCGCTGATCTCTTACCGGCCGGTTCATGCCTCGCGCGGGAAGGCGGCGCGGGCGGAGCCGGTGGCGGCGCTTTACGAGCAGGGCCGGGTGCATCACCTGCGCGGGCTTGAGGTGCTGGAGGACCAGATGGGCCGGATGACGACACGCGGCTATGAGGGGCGCGGATCGCCGGACCGGGTGGATGCGCTGGTCTGGGCGCTGACCGACCTCATGCTGGACCCGGCGGCGAAATGGCGGCGGCCGCAGGTGCGAAGCCTGTGACGGCGCGGCGGGGGGCCGTCTGCCCCCCGCACCCCCCGAGAGTATTTCGACCACAGTGAAAGCAGGGGCGCCGGCCCCTGGTGGCTGAACGAGGAGAATTCGGATGGCATGGAACATCTTCCGGCGCGCCGAGGGCGTGGTGCCGGAGCAAAAGGCCTCGGCCACGGGGCGGGTGATCGCCTGGGGATCGTCGGGGCGCGTGGCCTGGTCGCCCCGCGACGCGGTGAGCCTGACCAAGACCGGGTTTTCCGGCAATCCGGTGGGGTTCCGGGCGGTCAAGCTGATCGCCGAGGCGGCGGCGGCGCTGCCGCTGGTCTGTCAGGACCGCGAGCGGCGCTATGACCTGCACCCGGTGATCGACCTGATGCGGCGGCCCAATCCGGGGCAGGGGCGGGCCGAGCTGTTCGAGGCCTTGTATGGTCAGCTCTTGTTGAGCGGGAACGGTTATGTCGAGGCGGTGGGGGGCGCCGGGCTGCCGGTGGAGCTGCATGTGCTGCGGTCCGACCGGATGTCTCTGGTTCCCGGTGCCGATGGCTGGCCGGTGGCCTATGACTATACCGTCGGCGGGCGCAAGCATCGTTTCGACATGGCGGGGCCGGTCGATCCGGTCTGCCATATCAAGAGCTTTCATCCGCAGGACGATCACTACGGGCTGTCGCCGATGCAGGCGGCAGCGGTGGCGGTCGATGTGCATAACAGCGCCTCGAGCTGGTCGAAGGCGCTTTTGGACAATGCGGCGCGGCCTTCGGGGGCCATCGTCTACAAGGGGACGGACGGGCAGGGGGCGCTGGCGCCCGACCAGTATGACCGGCTGATCCACGAGATGGAGATGCACCATCAGGGCGCGCGCAATGCCGGGCGGCCGATGTTGCTGGAAGGGGGGCTGGACTGGAAGCCGATGGGGTTCAGCCCGTCGGACATGGAGTTCCAGAAGACCAAGGAGGCGGCGGCGCGGGAGATCGCGGTGGCCTTCGGGGTGCCGCCGATGCTGCTGGGCATTCCGGGCGACGCGACCTATGCGAATTACCAGGAGGCGAACCGGGCCTTCTATCGCCTGACAGTTCTGCCGCTGGCAACGCGGGTCACGGCGGCGGTGGCCTATTGGCTGTCCACCCATCTGGGCGAGGAGATCGAGCTGAAGCCCGATCTGGACCAGGTGCCGGCGCTGGCGGGCGAGCGCGACCAGCAATGGAAGCGGGTCGGCGAGGCGCTGTTCCTGACCGATGCTGAAAAGCGCGCCATCCTTGGCCTGCCGCCGCTGCCGGGCGGGGCGTGAGCATGGCGGGTGCGGGGTCGCGTTACCTCAAGGAGCCGTTTCCCTGCGCGCATGAGCATCGCTTCGAGGCGGTGGACCGGATCATGTCCCTTCAGTTCGAGACCGTCGAAAAGCGGCTTGAGCGGATCGAGGGCATGATCCTGGGCGTGGAAAAGCGGCTTTGGATGACGGTGTTCGGGGTCGTCGGCGTGATCCTGAGCCAGGCGGCGCAGTCGATCATCGAGTTCGGGCCGAAATGAGGATGAGCCAGATGGTGAACGAATACGGGCTGGAGACGAAGTTCTGCCGGCTGGGCGAGGATATCCGGCTGACCGAGGGCAGCCGGATCGAGGGCTATGCGTCCTTCTTCGGCCTGACCGATCAGGGCGGCGATGTGGTGATGCCGGGGGCCTATGCGCGGTCGCTGACACGGCTGAAGGCCGAGGGGCGCGCGGTCAGGATGCTGTGGCAGCATGACGCGACGCAGCCCATCGGCGTCTGGGACGAGATCGCCGAGGACGGGCGCGGCCTGAAGGTGAAGGGCCGTATCCTGACCGAGGTGGACAAGGGCCGCGAGGCGGCGGCGCTGGTTGCGGCGGGGGCGATCGACGGGCTGTCGATCGGCTATCGCACGGTGACGGCGGAGAAGGATGCGAAGGGCCAGCGGCTTCTTCGTGAGGTGGAGCTTTGGGAGGTGTCGCTTGTCACCTTCCCGATGCTTCCCGAGGCGCGGGTCGGGGCCAAGGGCGACAGCCCGGAGGCCATGGACCTGCGCGAACTGGCGGCGCTGTTCGACGCGGCGCGGCGGGTGTTGGCGGGGCGCTAGCCGCCCCTTTCGACGCAACCCCTGACACGAGGTGATGGGTATGAAGACGACCGAGACGAAAGCTCGGGCCGGGGAAGGCGTGTCCGGCGCTCCGGCCGAGGAGGTGAAGTCCGCGCTTGCCGGTTTTCTGGGCGAGTTCAAGGGCTTTCAGGACGAGATGACATCGAAGCTGCAACAACAGGAAGAGCGACTGACCATGCTGGATCGCAAATCTACGACTGCCGGTTTTGCCCAGGGGCGCCCGGCGCTGTCCACCGCCGTTGACCTCGACGCGCCGCACAAGAAGGCGTTCGGCGCCTATCTGCGGTCGGGCGACGATGACGGGCTGCGGGGCCTTGTCCTTGAGGGCAAGGCGCTGAACACGCAGGTCAACGCCGATGGCGGGTTCCTTGTCGATCCCGAGACCTCGGACCGCATTCGCGGGGTTCTGAAATCCACCGCCTCGGTCCGCGCCATCGCCAATGTCGTGCAGGTCGAGGCGACCTCGTTCGACGTGCTGGTCGACCACACCGACCTCGGTTCCGGCTGGGCGACGGAGACCGGCACGCTGAGCGAGACCGGCACGCCGCAGATCGACCGCATCTCCATCCCGCTGCATGAGCTTTCGGCGATGCCCAAGGCCAGCCAGCGCCTGCTGGACGACAGTGCCTTCGACGTCGAGGGCTGGCTGGCCGAACGCATCGCCGACAAGTTCGCCCGCGCGGAATCGCAGGCCTTCGTGTCGGGTGACGGGATCGACAAGCCGACAGGTTTCCTGAGCCACACGGCGGTCGACAATGGCCTTTGGACCTGGGGCTCGCTGGGCTATGTGCCGACCGGCGCGGACGGCGATTTCGCGCCCACCAACGCCTCGGATTCGATCATCGACCTGGTCTATGCGCTGGACGCCGAGTACCGCGCCAACGCGACCTTCGTGATGAATTCGAAGACCGCGGGCGCGGTGCGCAAGATGAAGGATGCCGATGGCCGCTTCCTGTGGTCCGACGGTCTGGCGGCGGGGGAACCCGCGCGCCTGATGGGCTATCCGGTCCTGATCTCGGAGGACATGCCGGACATCGCCTCAGGTACCTTCGCGGTTGCCTTCGGGGACTTCCACAACGGCTATACGGTCGCCGAACGCCCCGACATGCGGGTGCTGCGCGATCCGTTCTCGGCCAAGCCGCATGTCCTCTTCTACGCCTCCAAGCGCGTGGGCGGCGATGTGAGCGACTTTGCCGCGATCAAGCTTCTGAAGTTCGCCATCGCCTGAGGTGGCGTTCCGGCCGGGGGCCTTCGCGGGTCTCCGGCCGTTCGGGCGCGGGTCGCCGGTTTTTCCCCCGTATTGTCTAGCTGCTCCCTCCGTCCGAGCAATGCGGGCAGACCCGCGCCCGTTTCCTTCCCGGATCGGGGGCGCATAAAGCGGAGATATTCCCATGATGCTGAGCGAAGTTCTGGCGGTGCCGCAGGCCGCCTTGCCGGTGGCGGCCTTCAAGGACCATCTGCGGCTTGGCACCGGGTTCGCCGATGACGGCGTGCAGGACGCGCTGGCCGAAAGCTATCTTCGCGCGGCGATGGCCGCGATCGAGGGGCGGATCGGCAAGGCGCTGATCGCGCGGGATTTCCTGCTGTCGCTGGAAGGCTGGCGCTGGCCGGACAGCCAGGCGCTGCCGCTGGCGCCGGTGACGGGGGTGGTCTCCCTCACGGTTTATGACCGCGACGGGGTGCCGGACCTGATCGACCCGGCGCGCTACCGGCTGGCAAAGGACATGCATCGGCCGCGCCTTGTGGCGGCGGGCGCGCTGTTGCCCGGCATCGCCAGCGGCGGGCGGGCGGAGATCGTGTTTTCGGCCGGGTTCGGCCCGGCCTGGGCCGATGTGCCGGGCGATCTGGCGCAGGCGGTGTTCCTGCTGGCGGCGTCTTATCACGAGGTGCGCCATGAACAGGGCGAGGGCGCGGCGATGCCTTTTGGCGTGACGGCTCTGATCGAGCGCTGGCGCACGGTGCGCGTGCTGGGCGGGGGCGCGGCATGAGGGTGCCGCATCTGAACCGCAAGCTGGTGCTGGAAGAGGCGCAGCGCGTGGCCGACGGCGCGGGCGGGTTCGCGCTGACATGGGTGGCGATGGGCGCGCTTTGGGCCGCGGTCGATGCCGGGACGGGGCGCGAGCGGGCGGGCGAATTCGCGACGCTGTCGCAGGTCACCTACCGCATCACCGTGCGCGGTGCGCCGCAGGGGGCGCCGTCGCGGCCGAAGCCGGAGCAGCGGTTCCGGGACGGTGCGCGTATCTTCCGCATCACGGCCGTGACCGAGGCCGATGAGGCGGGCCGTTATCTGGTCTGTTACGCGCAGGAGGAGGTCCTGGCATGAGCTATGGTGTCGGCGCCGCGCTTCAGGCGGCGGTCTATCAGCGGCTGGTGGGGGACGGGGCGCTGGATGCGCTGGTTTCCGGCGCGATCCACGATTCGATCCCGCCGGGGACGGTGACGGGGACCTATGTCTCGCTTGGCCCCGAGGATGCGCGCGATGCCTCCGATCAGGTCGGACGCGGCGCGCTGCATGAATTCACCGTCTCGGTCGTCACCGATCAGGCGGGGTTCCAGCAGGCCAAGGCGGTCGCGGCGGCGGTGTCGGACGCGCTGACCGGGGCAAGCCTGCCGCTGTCGCGGGGGCGGCTGGTCGGTCTGTGGTTCCTGTCGGCGCGCGCAAGGCGGGTCGAGAAGGCGGATGTGCGCCGGATCGACCTGACCTTCCGGGCGCGGGTCGAGGATTAGAGCGATCTGATCGCTTTCACAAATCGAACAATATTTGGCAAGAAACGGCATAAAATCTGCCGTTCTGTTTCACATATCGGAGAACTCTCATGGGTGCCCAGAACGGCAAGGACCTTCTTGTCAAGCTCGACCTCACCGGGGGCGGGCAATTCACCACCATCGCGGGGCTGCGCGCCACGCGGATCAGCTTCAACGCCGAAACGGTCGATGTCACCAGCCTTGAAAGCCAGGGCGGCTGGCGCGAGCTTCTGGGCGGCGCGGGGGTGCGGTCGGCCTCGGTCTCCGGCTCGGGCGTGTTTGTGGACAGCGCCACGGATGACCGCGCGCGGCAGATCTTCTTTTCCGGCACGGTCGAGGCGTTTCAGGTGATCATCCCCGATTTCGGCATCGTCGAAGGGCCGTTCCAGATCACCGCCATCGAATATGCCGGAAGCTATAACGGCGAGGCGACCTATGAGCTGTCTCTGGCCTCGGCCGGGGCGCTGAGCTTCACGGCGATCTGATGGCGAACCCCTGGACGGGCGAGGTCGCGATCACGCTGAACGGGGTGCCGCATGCCGCAAAGCTGACGCTGGGCGCGCTGGCGGAGTTGGAGGCGGAGCTTGGGACCGGGACGCTGGTCGAACTGGTCGAACGGTTCGAGGCAGGGCGGTTTTCCACCCGCGACGTGCTGATGCTGGTCGTCGCGGGCCTTCGCGGCGGCGGCTGGGGCGGAACGGCGGGTGACCTGATGGCGGTCGAGATCGGCGGCGGTCCGGTCGGCGCGGCGCGGGCGGCGGCAGAGCTTCTGGCCCGCGCCTTCACGGTGCCGGAGGCGCGATGAGCGCCTTCGACTGGCCCGGCCTGATGCGGGCGGGGATGGGGTCGCTTGGCCTGCATCCCGAGCAGTTCTGGAAGCTGACCCCGGCGGAGCTGGTGCTGATGCTGGGCGATCCGGCGGCGGTGGCGCCTCTGGACCGCGCGCGGTTGAGCGAACTGGCGCGGGCCTGGCCGGACGAGATCAAGGAGGACGAGGATGGCACTGACCGACGGGCTGGACGGCTTGGCCCAGCAGGTGACGACGCTTGAGCAGACGCTGGGCGGCGCGCAGACGATGACGGCGGCCTTTGACGCCGAGCTGGGCCGGATGCGGGACAGCATGGTCTTCACGGGGCGCGAGGTGTCTTCGCTTTCCACCAGTATCGGGGGCGGGCTGCGGCGGGCCTTCGATGGTCTCGTCTTCGACGGGATGAAGCTGTCGGACGCGCTGAAGGGCCTGGCGCAGACCATGGTGGACAGCGTCTACAACATCGCCATGCGGCCGGTGCAGCAGGCCGTGGGCGGCGCGATCGCGGGCGGGATGAACGGCCTGTTGAGCGGGCTTTTCCCCTTCGAGAAGGGTGGCAGCTTTGCCCAGGGCCGGGTGATGCCCTTCGCCAGGGGGGGTGTCGTCTCCTCCCCCACCATGTTCCCGATGCGCGGTGCGCGCGGGTTGATGGGCGAGGCGGGGCCTGAGGCGATCATGCCGCTGACGCGGGGCGCGGACGGGCGGCTGGGCGTTCAGGCGCAGGGCGGCGGGCGCGCGGTCAATATCGTGATGAACGTGACGACGCCGGATGTGCAGGGCTTCGCCCGCAGCCAGAGCCAGATCGCGGCGCAGATGAGCCGGGCGCTCGCGCGTGGCGAACGCAACAGGTGAGGGGCAGAGATGGCATTTCACGAGATACGCTTTCCCGCCAAGCTGAGCTTCGGTTCGGTCGGCGGGCCGGAGCGGCGGACCGAGATCGTCCAGCTGACGAACGGGTTCGAGGAACGCAACACGCCCTGGTCCCAGTCGCGCCGGCGCTATGACGCGGGGCTGAGCCTGCGCTCGCTGGACGATATTGGCGAGTTGATCGCGTTTTTCGAGGCGCGGCAGGGGCAGTTGAACGGATTTCGCTGGAAGGACTGGGCGGATTACAAATCCTGCGCCGCCTCGGCCACGGTCGGGTATGAGGATCAGGTGATCGGGGTCGGGGATGGCGTGACCCGCGATTTCGCGCTGTCGAAGACCTATGCCTCTGGCGGGTCGGCCGAGATGCGCGGGATCGCCAAGCCGGTGCAGGGCACGGTGCGGCTGGGCCTTCAGGGCGACGAACTGGTCGAGACGGTCCATTTCACGGTCGATTACGCCACCGGCATCGTGAGTTTCGCCAGCCCGCCCGCGGTTGGGGCGCAGGTCACGGCGGGCTATGAATTCGACGTGCCGGTGCGCTTTGACACCGACCGTATCCAGGTCTCGGTCGCGTCGTTCCAGGCTGGTGAGGTGCCGCAGGTGCCGGTGGTCGAGGTGCGGCTGTGATGGGCTATTCGGACGCTATGAAAGCGCATCTTGCGGGCGGCGCCACGACGCTGGCGCGCTGTTTCGCGGTGACGCGGAAGGACGGGCTTGTCCTTGGCTTTACCGATCACGACCGGGATCTGGGCTTCGACGGGATCACGTTTCGCGCCGATAGCGGCCTGACCGCGAAGGCGATCCAGCAGGCGACGGGCCTGTCGGTGGACAACAGCGAGGCCTTCGGCGCACTGCGGTCGGCCGCGATCACCGAGGCCGATATTCTGGCCGGGCGCTATGACGGCGCGGAGGTGCGCGCCTGGCTGGTGAACTGGGCCGATCCTGCGGTCCGGGTGCTGCAATTCCGCGGGACGTTGGGGGAAATCGTGCGGTCGGGCGGGGCCTTCACGGCCGAGTTGCGGGGGCTGAGCGAGGCGCTGAACCAGCCGGTCGGGCTGATCTATCACGCGCGCTGTTCGGCAGTGCTGGGCGACGGACGCTGCGGGTTCGACCTGTCGCAGCCGGGCTATGCCGAGGAGCGCGCCGTGGAGGCGATCGAGGAGGGCCGGGTGTTCCGCTTCGCCGCCATGCCGGGCTTCGAGGACCGCTGGTTCGAGAAGGGGCGGCTGGTGGTGCTGGACGGTGTCGCGAAGGGGCTGGTCGGGTCGATCAAGAATGACAGGGTCAGGGGCGCGGGGCGCGAGGTGGAGCTTTGGCAGGGCCTTGGCGCCGTTCCCGCCGAGGGTGACATGGTGCGGATCGAGGCCGGGTGCGATCGGCGGGCAGAGACCTGTCGGTTGAAATTCAACAATTTCCCGAACTTCCGCGGCTTTCCTCATGTTCCGGGAGAGGATTGGGTGATGTCCTATCCGGTCAGCTCCGCCCGCAACGATGGCGGGAGCCTTTCGGGATGAGCGGCACGAATGACCGCGCCGTTGCCGTTGCGCGGGGCTGGATCGGTACGCCTTATCGGCATCAGGCGGCGGTGCAGGGGGCCGGGACGGATTGCCTTGGCCTCTTGCGGGGTGTCTGGCGCGCGGTCTACGGCACCGAGCCGGAAGCGGTGCCGCCCTATACCGAGGACTGGAGCGAGCCGGGCGGCGAGGAGCGGCTTTGGGCGGCGGCGCTGCGCCATCTGGCCCCGGTCGCGCCGGGTGCCGCGCTGGCGCCGGGGCAGGTCCTGCTGTTTCGGATGCGCGATGGCGCGGTGGCGAAGCATCTGGGGCTGGTCGGGCGGGCCGGGTCCGCGCCGACTTTCATTCACGCCTATAGCGGGCATTCGGTCGTCGAAAGCCCGCTGTCGGCGCCCTGGTTGCGGCGTGTCGTCGCCCGTTTTGACTTTCCCTGAAGGAGCCTGAGCATGGCGACCATAGTCCTTTCCGCTGTCGGTGCCTCGGTCGGGGCGGGGTTCGGTGGCTCGATCCTTGGCTTGTCCGGCGCGGTGATCGGCCGTGCGGTGGGCGCGACCATCGGCCGGGTCATCGACCAGCGCCTGATGGGCGGCGGCGCGCGCGCGGTAGAGACGGGCAAGGTCGACCGCTTTCGCCTGAGTGGCGCCAGTGAAGGTGCGCCCATCGGGCAGGTCTGGGGCCGGATGCGGGTCGCTGGCCAGATCATCTGGGCGTCGCGCTTTCTGGACAGCACCACGGTCAGCGGCGGTGGCGGCAAGGGCGCGCCGAAACAGCCCAAGGTTACGGAACACAGCTATTCGGTCAGCCTTGCCATCGCGCTCTGCGAGGGGGAGATCGCGCGGGTCGGACGGGTCTGGGCCGACGGGACCGAAATCTCGCTGAGCGATGTGTCGATGCGCGTCTATACGGGCGCCGGGGATCAGCTTCCCGATCCGAAGATCGAGGCGGTCGAGGGGGCGGGGATGGCGCCTGCCTATCGCGGCCTTGCCTATGTGGTCTTCGAGGACCTGCCGCTTGGCGCCTATGGCAACCGGGTGCCGCAGTTCAGCTTCGAGGTGTTCCGCCCGGCGCAGGGGCCGGGGATCGGCGACGTGCCGGACCTGAGCCATGCCATCGCGGGCGTGACGCTGATCCCCGGCACGGGCGAATACGGGCTGGCAACGACGCCGGTGCATTATGCCGAGGGGTTGGGTCGCAACGTGTCGGCCAATGTCCATACGCCCGGAACGGCGACCGACCTGACGGTGTCTCTGAACGCTTTGGGCGAGGAATTGCCGGGCTGTGGGTCGGTCTCGGTCGTGGTGTCGTGGTTCGGGGACGATCTGCGTTGTGGCCAGTGCAGCGTCGCGCCGAAGGTGGAGAATACCGCCTTTGACGGGGTCGGGATGCCGTGGCGGTCGGGCGGGATCGGCCGCAGTCAGGCGGCCATGGTCGCGCGGGACAATGGGCGGCCTGTCTATGGCGGCACACCGGCAGATGCGGCCATTGTCGAGGCGTTGCAGGCTGTCAAACAGCGGGGCAAGGCGGCGGTTTTCTACCCCTTTATCCTGATGGAGCAACTGGCGGGCAATGGCCTGCCCGACCCGTGGAGCGGGGCGCCGGATCAGCCGGTCCTGCCCTGGCGCGGGCGGATCACGCTGTCGGTGGCGCCGGGGCAGGCGGGCAGCCCGGAGGGCAGCGCGCAGGCCGATGCCGAGGTTGCGGCCTTCTTCGGGACGGCGCAGGCAGGGGATTTTTCCACCACCGGGGGCATCGTCAGCTATTCCGGCCCGGCAGAGTGGTCCTATCGCCGCTTCATCCTGCACAACGCCCATCTTTGCGCGCTGGCGGGCGGCGTGGACGCCTTTTGCATCGGCTCGGAAATGCGGGGGCTGACACAGATTCGCGGCGCGGGGGGCGGGTTTCCCGCCGTTCAGGCGCTGCGCGCTCTGGCCGCCGATGTGCGCGCGATCCTCGGCCCTTCGGTCAAGATCGGCTACGCGGCGGACTGGTCGGAATATGCCGGGACGCAGGGCGCGGGGGGAGAGTTCCTTTATCACCTCGACCCGCTCTGGTCCGACCCCGAGATCGACTTTGTCGGCATCGACAACTACATGCCGCTGTCGGACTGGCGCGAGGGGGCCGACCATGCCGATGCGGGCTGGGGATCGGTCTATGACATCGACTATCTGAAGGCGAATGTGGCCGGGGGCGAGGGGTTCGACTGGTATTATGCCAGCGCGCAGGAGCGCGAGGCCCAGATCCGCACGCCGATCACCGATGGCGCCTATGGCGAGGACTGGGTCTGGCGGATCAAGGACATACGGTCCTGGTGGGAAAACCCGCATCACGACCGGCCCGGCGGCGTGAAGGGCGCACAGACGGCTTGGGTGCCGGGATCGAAGCCGGTCTGGTTCACCGAGTTCGGCTGCGCGGCGATCGACAAGGGGACCAACCAGCCGAACCGCTTCCTTGATCCGAAATCCTCGGAATCCGGGCTGCCATACTACTCTAACGGGCGCCGCGACGACCTGATGCAGATGCAATACCTGCGGGCCATGGTCGATTACTGGCGCGATCCGGCGAACAACCCGGTGTCAGAGGTCTATGGCGCGCCGATGGTCGATATGGGCCGCGCCCATGTCTGGGCCTGGGACGCGCGGCCGTTCCCGCAGTTTCCGGGCGACCGGGCGTTGTGGAGCGACGGCGACAACTATGCGCGGGGCCATTGGTTGAACGGGCGGGCGACGGCGCAGCCCCTGGCCAATGTCGTGGCGGAGATCTGCGAACGCTCTGGCGCGGAAGGTGTCGATGTTTCAAACCTTTACGGCCTCTTGCGCGGCTATGTGGTGGCCGATAACGGCAGCGGGCGCGGTGCGCTTCAGCCCTTGATGGTCAGCTATGGTTTCGACGCGGTGGAGCGCGACGGCGCCCTGCGCTTCGTCATGCGGACGGGGCTTTCGGACGCGGCCCTGTCGGCCGGAGACCTTGCCGTCGGCGAGGACACGAATGGCTGGGTCGAGACGCTGCGCGCGACGGATGCCGAGACGGTCGGCCGGGTGCGGCTGAACTATGTCGAGGCCGAGGGCGATTACGAAAGCCGCGCTGTCGAGGCGCTGCATCCGGCGGGCGATCTGCAATCGGTGTCGCAATCGGAATTCGCCATCGCCTTCACCCAGGCCGAGGCGCAGCGGACGGTGGAACGCTGGCTGACAGAGATGCGCGTCGCGCGGGACGGGGCGCGCTTTGCGCTGCCGCCGTCGCTGGGCCATGTCGGCGTCGGCGATGTGGTGGAGATGGAGGGCGGCCAGCGCTACCGGATCGACCGGGCCGAACAGGCGGGCGCGATCCAGCTTGAGGCGGTCAGGGTGGAACCGGGGGTCTATGTCGCCTCGGACGAAGCCGAGGGCGCGGTGGCGCCGCGCAACTTCGTGGCGCCGGTGCCGGTTCTGCCGATCTTCCTCGACCTGCCCCTGATGACGGGTGAGGAGGTTCCCCACGCGCCGCATCTGGCGGTGGCCGCGACCCCCTGGCCGGGATCGGTGGCGATCTATGGATCAGACCAGGATGCGGGCTATGTGCTGAACCGGCTGATCGCGGCGCAGGCGGTGATCGGGCGGACCGAAGGGCTTATGGCGCCGGCGCGTGGCTCGGTCTGGGACCGTTCGGCGCCTGTCCGGGTCGTGATGTCGGGCGGGGCGCTCAGCTCGGTCGCGGCGTCGCAACTGCTGAACGGGGCCAATCTCATGGCGGTGGGCGACGGCACGGCCGGCAACTGGGAGCTGTTCCAGTTCGCCGATGCCACGCTGGTTGCGCCCGATACCTACGATCTGTCGCTTTTGCTGCGCGGGCAGGCGGGAACCGAGGCTGCGGGCGCGGCAGGCTGGCCGGTGGGCAGTACGCTGGTCCTGATGAACGGCGCGCCGGGGCAGATCACCTTGCCTGTGAACGAACGCGATCTGGCGCGGCATTACCGGATCGGCTCTGCCCGGCTGGGCTATGACGATCCGTCCTATGTCCACCGGGTCGAGGCCTTCGCGGGCAACGGCCTGCGGCCCTATGCGCCGGTCCACCTGCGGGCGCTGGCGGGCGCGGGGGGCGATCTGGATGTCACCTGGACGCGCCGGACGCGGATCGGGGGCGATAGCTGGACCGGCCTCGATGTGCCGCTGAGCGAGGCTTACGAGGCCTATATGGTCCGTGTCCATGACGGCGGCCAGATGCGACGCGAGGCGGTGGTGAGCCAGCCGGGCTGGACCTACGGCGCGGCGCAGCAGGCCGCCGACGGGGTGGGTCAGAACTTTGAACTTCAGGTCGCCCAGCTGTCCGACACGTTCGGGCCGGGGGTGTTTGCGAGGATGGTCGTCAATGTCTAA